CTTTTTTTTTTCTTTTTGGGTATCAAGCTGCGAGACAAAGAAAGATTCTGATTTTGGAACTTTAAACTCAATCCCGTATTTTGAGTAAGCGTTAATCCGTGCAGCTTGTACAATATAATTTGGGTATGTGTATTTTGGCAGTTGCTTTTTTACCTCTTTCCGTATCGTTTCGGTCGCTTTTTTTACAACCTGATACAATCCCGGAGCGGTTCTGATTCGCAAATTTTGCGGCTCTAAATTGGTCAAAAATGACGTTTTTACATTAGCACCATTATCATAAATAATATTTACATCCGTAACCAACGCTGTGCATTCCCTGTTTCTGAGACAATTAAAAAGGGTTAAATTGGGAGCAAACAAGAAAAACGGAACATTTTTTGAAATGTAAAAATCTACAATTTTTGACAATATGCTAAATGGTGGATTGTCCACAACTATCGCAGTTTTGCCGTAGTCATAGTTTTCATAATCGCCGCCGGGGTAAAAAGGGCGAACGAAATTGTCCCGATTAACCCCGTACTCACTTGCAACCCAACCTGCAACAGCATCATAAACAACAGGCGGCGTATAGCAATCGTCTGTTGTTTTTTTTGGCTTGAATTTTTCTACAAACTCTTCGTATGTTTTGCTTTTCATTTCTTTTCCTCTTTTTTTTGCAGCAAATCAATTGCTTTTCGGAGCGGTTCAGGGAACTGCACACCCATCAAACCCACGTTTTCGACCATTGAAATCAATTCATTTACCATAAATGCAATGCATACGCCATCTCTTACATATGACGTATGCAGGACAGCGTCCACCTGCACGGCAACCACAACAAGTGCAAGCGTTGCAACCTTACGGCACAAACCTTTCCAGCCGACTTTAGATTGTAAGCCGCCTGATTCTGTTTTCGGGGACTTTTTGAAAATCCCTGCACAAGCTAACCCCATCAGGTAATCAATCGCCATAAAAATCAGTAAGGCTCTAATTGCTGCATCCCAGCCGCCAAACAGCCCGGCAATCAGACCGCCGACCGTTCCGGCTGCTGCACAAATCCATTCTTTCATTCAAATTCCCCCTCGCATATGTCTTCTGTGCTTTCCGCAGGTGGTTCTCCGTCCGGCGTAATCGTAACCGGCACGTCCTCCAAATCTTTGCCGCCATCTAAAAACTCCTGCAACGACATCAAAACGCTATCATCATCGCCAAGTTTCATGTTAGGCTGATAATCCGCATATTTTATGTACATATTTATCCCTCCTTTGTAAGACCCGATACTGTCCAACCGTTTGTAACCAATGTTGCAACAGCATTATCGGATGCAGCCGTTCTTTTCATTCCGGTTGCTGTAAACGTGCCTGATTTGACGCCACTTGCTGCAAAATTTATCAAATTTGCGTCCATATTGGCTGACGTGATAGCTGTTTTTGATACAGCAAATGTTTTTGGGTATTTTGTCCCAGAGTAAACACCTGTAATATTTGAGCAGTAGCCTAAGTTAAGCATGCTTGCAATCTTACTGCCTAAATCAGATAAATCTCCTGTAATGTTTCGGCAGCCTTTTAAACTTAACCAATTTGTAATCTTACCGCCTAAATCAGACAAATCTCCTGTGATGTTTGGGCAGTTGTCTAAACTTAACCAATTTGTAATCTTACCACCTAAATCAGACAAATCTCCTGTGATGTTTGGGCAGCTGCTTAAGTTTAGCGAGCTTGCAATCTTACCACCTAAATCAGACAAATCTCCTGTGATGTTTGGGCAGCTTTCTAGACTGAGCACGCTTGCAATCTTACCGCCTAAGTCTGATAAATCCATCTTGTTTGTAGTATCATTTTTGATTGTAAGGCTTTCGATGGTATCACATTCCAGCGTAATCAGCCCATTGTCTGATTTTACATCAAACGTGCAGCTACCCCCTTGCACCTGTTGTCCGCCGTACTGCCACACAACATTTGTACCATTTGCTGTTGCGGTAAGCGTTCCTTTCCCGTGCCGGAATTGGATGGTTTTCCGGTTTAGTTGTGATTGTAATTCAGCTATCGTAATAGCCAATGCAGAAACATCCACGCCATCTGTATCATTGCCAATATAGATTTTTCCATTCCAGTCAATTGCAAAGGCATTGGAACGATTGTTGTTATCTTTGCCATTACCAATTATAAAAGAATATTTGGAATCAGAATCTTCAACGTTGAACTGCCCTTGTACGTGCTGATAAGAACTGGATGCTATAGTATAATTACCTTCTGAATGAGAGTGATTGCCGGATGCTGTAGTAACGTTACCTTCTGCATGAGAAGTTATGCCAGACGCTGTAGTATTGAAACCTTCTGAATGAGAGTAATCGCCGGATGCTATAGTAAAATAACCTTCTGCATGAGAAGTTCTGCCAGATGCTGTAGTATCGCAACCTTCTGAATGGGAGCAATTGCCGGATGCTGTAGTCGTGGAACCTTCTGAATGAGAAGCATAACCTGTGGCTTTATTTTTCTTATATTCATTAAAAATTTCGCCAGTAATATATGATGAATTTTGGTCTTTCTTTCCGACTAACCCATTTTTCACAGTCTGGATTTCCTCGGAATAACCATCCCATGTTGTAATCTTATCGCTGGTAATGCTGTCTAACGCTTCTTTATTGTCATGCGTATGTGCAGACGCTTTGAGTGTATCCACATCCGGCGACAAATCCAGCACAAACAGCCCATCCGTTACAATACCCAGTGCATTGTGAGATACGGTGCTGATAGACGGCAATATCTGCCACGTTTGCTTGCCATATACAGTTACCAGCTTTGCGGTGCAGTATTTCGCTGATTCACCCTCTTCACATCCCGGTGTGTAATCGCCCCAAGAGGCGGTCTCTCCGCTTGTTCCATTTTTGATGGTTGCTGTCGTTGTGCCATTTTTGTCAGTGATTGTGATTGTTGCCCCGGTATCTGTTTCAGTGACGGTTGCCGTTGGAGAATAACCGTCCGCACCGTTTTTTCCGTTTACGCCGTTCTTGCCGGGTGTTCCAGCGTCACCTTTTTCACCTTTTTCGCCTTTCGCTCCGGTCTTTCCTTGCTTTCCAGGGTCGCCTTTCTCCCCCGTTTCTCCCTTGTCGCCCTTTGCAGGCTGTCCAGAATCCTGATAAGCACCCGTTGCAGCGTCGTACAACCACCATGTGCCGTTCTGGATAATCGGAGCTTTTGCAATCAACTGTTCCGCCTGTGCGAGGATGGACTGCATCTCACGCAGGGCTTTGTCAATCGCATCAATACCGCCATTATACTGCTCTAAAATAGAGTTGCGGACAATCATCGGGGTCATTTCGTATTTTATAACGACAGTATCATCTTTTTGGCCGACAATTTCCGGCAGTAGCTGACCGGACACCGCTGTAAAGTCCTCTGTAATCGTCCATGTTAAGATAATTTGGCTTTCTGTGACCTCTTTTTCGAGGTCCTGCATGACAAGCCCACCGCCGCTGTTGACAGCTCGCAGCGTAAACAGGCAATCAGATAAATCCGTTTGGTGATAGTATCGGTCAACGGCGATTTGGATTTTATCTGCATTCTTTTCGCCGGCACCCAGCAGGTGCTTGATGTTTGCGGTGTCGATGTATTTTTGATTTGCTGTTAGCATGGTATCATCTCCCTTACAAGTTATTGATAGCATCCCAGAGGGCATTGATTGCGTTTTTAAATTCTTCGTTTTCAACTTTGTTATCTTCTAAATTTTGTATATCTGATACATTCTTGTCAGCATAATTCCAAGCTTCGTCTGCTTTCGCTAAAGCAATTTTTTTAGCACTTGCTGCCACAATGTCCGCATGACGTTTCGATGCGTTTTCTGCATTGAACGCCAGCGACCGCTTTGCAGCCTGTGCCAGCACTCTGGTGTCCTTCCCGGTGCAGGAAAACTCCCATCCACCACGGAACTTCCAGGTCATGTTTGTAATGGTACTTTCTGCCCATTTCCCAGGCTGATATTCGATTTCAATTCGCTGCCCCAACTTAGGAAAGTGTTCCATGTCATCAAATTTCAGATAGCATTTTAGCTGAAATGGTTTCAGCAGCACATTGTGAAACAGATAATTTGCTGCTGCTTCCACAATCGGATATTCGTTTTTGTCGTTTGTGTCCGGAAAGTCTTCTTGATAATTCAAAACCGTTTCCATTCTTCTTCCATCAAAAAAGCAATTGCTGGACAGGTCGATTTCTGCATTTCCCAGCATTGGCTTGTATTCCCTTGCATTTGTCCATCCAGTATCATCATAGGTTTTAAAATAGACCTTTTGAATATAGATGTTATACGATGCCACATCACAGCTATCTCTTGCAATAGAAGAAAACGGAACACGTATTTTGTCTTTAAAAAAGCCAAATGGAACAAGAGAAAAAGGCACTTGTGAATCATTGTTCTGATATTGGTCATTTCGCATACATACAAAGGAACAAGCCGGTTTTGCAAGGGCAGAGATATAATCGATAGCACTGTATCGGGTATTTCTGGATTCTCCCTCTTCTGATTTTCGCATCAGTGTATAACCGCTGTAGGAATTTCCCAGTTTTGGATTATCATTCGGGATAGAATTGATATGTTCATAAGCAAGTGGCTTTTCTGCAATCATATTTTGCAGAATGTCATTCGTCCATGTGACAATATCCGTTACAATTTCATGCAGAGGATAAACACCACCGTCACCGCCGCCCTCATAACCTTCCAGTTTATCCCTCAGTTTTTTGGATACTTCGCTTTCATCGTCATCAACTTTTCCAGAACCGGACGAAATGGAATTGTTATTTAGCCATACCAAGGCATCCGATGCCCGAAGCGTGTACAGCGTTTTTTTACGGGATACCGATGTCACCCAGAACATTCCACGAAAAATCCAATCTGACGGCTCTTTTTGATAGCAGCTGTACAGAATGATTTTTGCACCATACAAGTTATATGCATTGATGCCGTCTTGCTCTAAGTGCAGCTGAATGGACAGTTCCGCCGGGCGGACACTGCCAAGGGAAAAGGTGCTGCTGTCACAGGCAGAGGATTTGATGGAACAGCTATTCCGGATAATATCAGAATCGGTAAAAGCAATGTCCGTTGTATATTCGGCATAATCACCATTATCCAGATAGCAGGGAACAGAGAGAATGCCCTTTACATGCTCGTAAATCACCATGGTTTACACCTCCTCCAGGCTGACAGAAATGTAATAGATACCGGTTTGACTTTTGCCTGCATACAACTCTTGCAACTCATAAAAATATCCGTTGTTTGTACCATCCTCCAGCTTTTGATATAAAAATGGATTATTGTAATAATGCGGATTTTTTGAGACCGTTTGCACTTGGATGTCAGATGTTTTGCGAAATGTGCCAAACTGCTCTGCTGCATCCGTTGGGGATTGGTAGAGCATCAAAATTTCCGATTGCTGGAAAAATTCCGTTAAGATGTTCAGCGCGTCGAGGTTGCACTCTAATTCCAAGTCGATTTTTCGCTTGCCGACTCGGACCGGATATTGGATAGTGTGTCCGGTTTCGTTTTCATAGGTGTTTGTGATTTCCGAATAAGATACGTCAAATTTTGTAAATTGACGAATCAAATAGTTATGGTACTCTGTTGTCCAGACACGGAGCTCTGTGTCACTGTCCCTGTTTGCACGGTACATCCTACCAGTACTTAAATCATAGCAAAAATCTGGCGTTCTCAAATCGACGGTGCGTCCGTCACTGCTTTGATAGTTGCTGACAGTACCATCCACTTTAGTAAAAACTTCTGTATTTTTTGTTATGATTGCATTACCGTTTTTGTGGTCTGCCGGAAGCCCAATGTCTGTAAGCCGGATGCGTGCATCCTCATCCAGTGCCAGGACGTCAACATCTCCGCTCTTAAAAACAATCCCGTTTGATACTCGCTCTATTGTTGTGCCTTGTAAGGTCGTTGCCATTTGCCAGTTAAAATTTGTTGCAATACCATAAGACCCGCCAGCAATCAGCTGGATGTAAACCGGGCTTATTTGCTCAGTATAGTTATAGCTTTTGTGATTAATTTGTATCACACGCTCCACCCCCCACTGCTTGCATTTGCTCTTGTAATGGCGTTTACAACGACCGTTTCAAGCGTTTCATCGCCAATATTAACGGGGATAATAATGTCACGGATACCCTGATTGCTTTGCGTTGGAGTTGGCTGCTGCTGCATATCTGCCGTTTGTATCTGTTGATATGCCGGATTATATGCAGACACTGCAGAGCTGCCTTGATTTGACATAATGCCCAGCGTTTGTGGCACAAGAGCCTGTGCAATCTCAGCGGTAACGCCAACATTCGGGAAAACGTCAGTTGCTGCATTAACGGCAGCTGTAACGCTGTTTTTAGATGCGTCTTGCACCGCTGGCGTACTCTTTTGCAAGCCTGCTGCTGTGCCTAGGCCTAACATATAACCGACTTTATCACGCATAACACGGGACGGCGAGTGGATGTCCGCAGCTGCTTGTGCTGCACCGATAGCAGACCAAACGTGGTGCTGTGCCACTGCTTCCAGGGCTGCTTGCGTCGCTTCTAATCCAGCAATTGTGCCTCTGCCCATATAATCGCCAAGGTCATACATACCGTTATAAGCGTCGTTTTTCACGTTTTCAACGGCAGAGTTTACGATGTATTTCTCAGCTTCTTCGAGGGCTGCTCCGCCTTTCTCTGCCCCTTCTGCCATGCTCGATGTAAAATTTACACCTAATGAGTCCGCAATCTCTTTCAAACTCTCTCCGTCGTTTAGACGGTTTTGGATATATGTATTTAACGCTACGATTTGTGCATCCTGACTCATACCAGACATTGCCAATGTGTCAACAAAATTTGCACCGATGTTGACCGCATGCTCTCCGGTTGCTGCCTCCAACTCAACCATGGATTGCTCCCACAAATAGAGTGCGTTTTGTAGTTGCTCATCTGATACCAATTCCGGACTTTTTTTCTGTGTTTCGAGGAGCGTTTCATACTGGCTTTTAAAGTCAGATACCTGCTGTTTTAATTCCTCCCGTGTCCCTGTGGATGCGGTGATAAAATCAGAGGATAACTTTGCAAATCCCTCGCCAACCTTGTCAAAATCTTCGTTTAACAAGTCTTCTTGCATCCCTTTATATCGGGAGATATATGCAAGAGACGCTTCCAACTCTGCGTTGTTTTTTGCCCGTGCTTCGGTGGTTTCGTCAATTTTTTGGTTATATCCGTCTAATTCTGCTTTTAATTCTGCGATGCGGTTTCCTGCTTCTGCGTCCACGTAAATATTCCCATTTATATCCGTCCCGAGTGCATGAGTTTTATAAAGTGAGTCAATTTCTTTTTGCAGTGCAGAGGCTTTTGCTCGTGTTTCTTCCAGCACGTTTGCATACTCCGTCTCGTTGTCCAAAAGCTGTTGCTGGCTGCCTAATGCCTCTTGATAGCCTTGCTCCGCAACACTTAACAAGTTTTGTGCATGCTGCTTTTCTATGACCTTATCGATGCTATCTGAGATTTGGTCATAAGATGTGACAACCTCGCCATTTTTTTGGATAACGCCGTCAGACACCATCAACCCTGTATCTGCGTACTGGTTAAGCTGACCGATGATGTCAGATACTTTTTGCTCTGCTCCAGCTTTGATTGTACCGTCCGCATTGATTAACTCGCCTAAAGAGTCTTTGAGTTTTACAACACTCTCATAGTCAAATGACTCCGTTGTAAAATTGCTGCCCATGTTTTTTTTGATGTTGTCCCAAGAGTCGGCAAACTCGTTGGTTGCATCAATAGATTTTTGCAGCTCTGTAGGGATTTCGGCGGCTTTGTCGGTGATACCTTGTAAGTATGCCTGATGTTTGCTGGACATGCTCCGCAGTGCCGTTTCCAGCCCCACAAGGGCACTCACTCCAATTGCAATCCAGCCAAGCGGATTAGATGCGTTTAACATCTTAAACGCTGTTTTGATTGTTTTTGCGGTCGTAATCGCAGAGCTACCAAAATCCGTGATTTTTTTAACTGCAAACGCTGCCGCAATCGCTGTTGCAATCGGCTTTGCATGTGCTACAATCTCATCAAGGTGCTCCGATACGTAGTCAATTGCTTTTTCAATTTTTGGCATGTATTTTTGTGCAATCGGGAGCACAACTTCTGTTTCAACCTGACGCTTCAGCTTTTCAAACTGGCTGCCTAGGTCGTCAAATTGCATGTCGGATAGCTTGTCCATTGCATCAGATGTGGTGGAGATTTCGCCCTGCGTGTTCATCAGGGCTTGCACGGCACTTTCGCCGATGTCTTCCCACTGCGTTCCCATCAGCGTCTGACCCAACACATAGCGGTCTTGCTCGTTCTCCACCTGTGACAATGCCGCCATGATTTTCTGAATTGCTTCCTGCGCATCAGAGCCGCCGGCAGCGAGCTTTGATTTTATGTCGTCAAGGTTAAACCCTAATGTTTGTAAGGCTTCGTTCGCTGTGCCATCATTTAATCGGATGTTCATTTCTTTGACCGCATCGCCCAGCTTATCCACTGACCATGTACCGTTTTGTACGCCATTTGCAAGCATATTAAACATATCCTCTGCAGAGTAACCCAGATTGGCAAACTGCACGGAATACTCGTTTAACGTGTCCAGCATGTCACCATTTTGGTCAAGGCCCTTTTGTGCACCCTGTGCAATCAACGTGTAAGCCTCATCTGCAGTAATACCAAACGTGCTCATCAGCTGCGTGACAGCCTGCAGGCTGTCGTTGACCTCATATCCAAACGCATTTTGCAAGGTGTATGCGTCTTCGGTTGCCTTTTGCAGCTCCTCGCCGACCAATCCAGTCCGCTTGTACACCTCTGCCACGCTGGCGGCTGCATCTTCCATAGATTCTCCAAAATTGTCTGCATACACGTTGGACGCAATGCCCTGCAGGTTCTCCAGTTCCTGCCCTGCCGTACCTGTAGAGATTGCCACCTGATTCATGGCTTTTTCATAGGAGGTGCCCACTTCTGTGATTTCTTTTGCCCCGTATGCCAAGCCGGCGGCAGCAAGGGCGTTTTGCAGTTTTCCAGAAAATTGATCTACAGAAGTATTGGCTGCTTCAAGGCTTTTTTCCACGTTCTGTGGAATCCCATCGAAAGATTGTGTTGCAATTTCTCTCACATTTTGCAGTTCCGCTTCCGCCTTGTCTGCAAAGTCGGAAACAGTTCTTTCTGCTGTTTGGAAAGATGTGGAACTTTCTTTTACTTCCGCCCATGCTTTTTTCATCGCATCTGAAGCAGTCATTCCGGCTTCTTTGTATGTTGCTGCTAACTTTGCAACCTGAGACTTTATGCTGCTAAATGATTGTTCGGTTTCTTTTTCTGCTGCAGTGGCAGCGTCTGAGATTGCCTCCTCCATTTCCGACAAATCTCTGTTCAAATTATCGGTGTTTATCCGAGAATCAAATGCAATCGTGCCGTCATTTGCCATTTGCCCCACCTCCTTTTATCCGAATAAATTTCCTACTTCTGCCGCCGTCATTGGCGGTCGTGGGATTGCAACTGACCGCTGGATTTTTGCAAGCCTTGCCCGCTCTTTTTTGTCTTTGATTGCTCCCAGATTCACACTCCTGTATGCGATTCGCTGCTTTGTACTGCTGTCCTCTGGCATGCCCTCAAATAGAGCATTAAACGCAAACCAATGCAGCTGTGTGGTCTGCAAATTGATTTGATAAAACCTCAAAAAATCTGCAAATAAGTATGGACTATCGTGCAAATAAGAAAAAACAGGTGCGGATGTACCTGTCCCTTTTGGCTTTGGCAGTGATTGACACGCCGCAAATTCTTGCAACGCCTGATAGGCTGCAAGCCGATTATCCGGCGTTTCTATATACCAGTTCATGGAAATATGGATTTTTTCAACATCCGTTAATTCCTTGTCTTCGTGCAGCAAAAAAAATGAAATCCAATCCCGAAAATTGGTATGGATGTGGTAGCGTTCGCCGTCCACCTCCACGCTGTCCGGCAGAGTATCCGTTAAAATGTTATACCATTTCTCCGGGGGCATATTGTTTCACCGCCTCAACCAGTCTTAATTTTGCAGCAATTCGCTGCTCGAACATCGCTTTTAGTAACTGCATAAATGTTTTTTCGTACTCCCGGCGATTGTCGGGGACATCTGCAAAAACGGCAGCTGCTGTCCCATCACCGAATAATGTGTCAAAAAATACCCTGAACGCTTTGCAATACTGCCGGATGCCATCCGCATCGTCTTTGATTGGATGGTCAGGGATAGCAGCAGCAGCGGTGGCATACCGCTGCATAAATGCTGCATCCTCTGCATCCACGTGTAAAGCAACCCCGTTTATAGCTACTGTATACATGTCTTGCATCGGTTACGCTCCTTTTACTTTTCAGCGTTTACAATGGTTGCGTTTTCAAAGTCTTTGTCCAGAGTGACCTTGACCGCTTTCTTTGCCCCTCTGGACTTAAAGTCGCCTGAATAGGTCATGCAGTCGGTCGTGTCGCCGTTGCTGGACGGCACAATCGCATAGGCTCTCAATGTTGCTTCATACTGTCCGCCGGATGTGTTGGACGTCATATCCACAAGCAAGATGTTGCGGACTGCATCCGTTCCGGTCAGTTCGTTTTCCGTGATTTTCACAATTTCGCTCAATGCCGGCTGCCCGATATACTGGTCAAAATTGTAGTTGACGCTTTCGGAATAGCCTGTAACATCGGTTCGCTCTGTATCTTCGTCTACATACTGACGGGTGAATTCTTTCGCATTGGCGTTAAATGTCTGTGTTGTAAAGCCTTCCAAACGGCAATAGCCGGTTGCCTTGTCACCAAGCTTGACTTCCAAAAATGCCAGCTTTTCTGACCGCTTTTTAAGTTTAAGTGCGTCAATTCCTACGCCCATTTTTTAAATACCTCCATGATTCCAAATATGTCAACCGCAGTTCGATTTGATAGCGTGCGGTTGTTTCTGTGACATCAATGGCATAACCGCCCGATGTCAATTCAATCGACCGGACGGGGCGAAACTCGCCCAAATCCGGATAAATCCCTGCATCGTCATTGCGTCCAATCCAGTCCGCAAAATCTTCGTAAAACGCAGAATTTTGAATGCCCTGCACCACATCCCGTCCGTACGCTTCCCGACTGCTGAACGCAAACTGGAATTGTTTGATTTTCGAGCCGTCCACGTATGTTTTCAGCACCGGCTCGCAGGGGAGCACGTCAATGCTGTACTCAATTGCATCCGCTCCGATGCGGTCAACGCCTAAAATCCGACCGTCTTTTAGCAAAGGACAGGATGCAATGTAATTTCGTACCGCCTCAATGATTGACAAATTATCCACCTCCACCATTTAGCTTTTTTTGTGCCCCTCTCATGATACTCTGCCCGTGGGCGGTCATTGCCCGCTTTACCCAGTATCTGCCACGCTTGCCGGTCGACAGCCCTTTGTAGTACTGTTTGCGTGCGTATGGTGCAAGCCAGCGGATGCGACCGCTGCCAACCTTTGTCCCTAAAATGCCAGAATCACGCAACATCCCCGTTTTAAACGGGATATACGGGTCACATTTCCGCAAAATCTCGCTATCCACGTACTTTTGCACAGGCTGCAACCGCTTTTGTAGCTGCTGCACCTGCGGCATAGTGATTTTAAACGTCAAACTCATCCTGCAGTCACCTCGATGTGCTGCACGTCCACAGAGCCGTAGCGGTAATCTTCTACCATCATCACTCTTTTTGCAGTTTCGGGCGGTGTTACATCCTCGCAGCGACCGCATACAAGCAAATCATCTCGTTTTGGCAGATAGTCAGACAAGGAAACGGCAGGAATTACGCAAAATGCCGTGTTTTGCTGCTGCATTGCCACGCCGGATTGTGTTTGCCCGGCTGCATCTTCCCAATAGATTGACGGGATAAAATGCCGGATGTAGGTTTCCATGCGGTTTGCTCCGGCTGTCCGCTCGTAGACGGTACAACCAATTTTATTTACATACAATCCTCGTTGCACCCCCTGTATAGTAGCCCTGTACGCCCCAGATACTGCATACAAATACGGTATTGATAACTTTGCAAGCCTGCCGTGCTGCCGTCCAGAAGAGCGGCTACAACGTCTGCTGGTGTGCTATAGCTGACGCTGTATTTTCCAATGGTTTCGGCAGTTTTTGCACCCTTGCTGCCTGCAAGCATTCCGTTTTTTGCGTCCAGAAATAACGTCCACGCCTCAGATAAGGCACAGCAGCAATTCTTAACTTGCTCGGTGTACGCATCTGGGATACCGTTTTGCAGCCGTCCAAACGTGATACTGTCTATGTACTCCGATGCACGGGCGGCAGCCGTGCGAAATGCTGCCGCATCCGTGATGAATGTACCACAGTAAAAATCTTGATAATACGGAAAATCTGCATAAATCATGCCTTTTCTCGCTCCGTTTCCGGCTTTTTCCCCGGCTTTGGTTTTTGCTTTTTCTGTGGTTTCATGCCGATGGTCTTCATTTCATCCACTCCCTCAGGCGGTCTTATAGGAGCAATAAATGCCCTTTGCATGGTTATCCAGCACATCAGTCAAGCCATATGTGCGGTAATAAAACGCCCATGCATCCATAGACTGGTTGACTTCCGGAGCAATAATCTTAGATACAACGTGCTTTTGTACCTGCAAGACTGCTGCCTTGTCAACAATCATAAAGTTGATATCGCTTGCACCGGTCGCTTTCTTGAATCCACCTGCCTTTTCGCTGGCGGATTTGCCGTCCAGTGTATCAATTGCTGTATAAAAGCGGCTCTGCGGTACTGTCACGATGCTTGCAAATCGTTCCATCATTGCCTTGGACTTGTATGTGTCCATGGCGTTAATCATCTGTAACAAGGTTGGTGTTACAAACAAATACCGACCCGTTTCGGTGACTTCCGCTTCATCAAGGGCGATGTTTGCGGTCATGATAGCTTCGGTGATGTCCGTCACGGTTGCAAAGGTTTCCGCTTTTTTCTGGATGCCGGTTGTCCCTGCGTACTGTGCAAACCGCATTGCGTCCATTTCCGGTACAACCTTTGTTCGCATAAATTCGGCAGACAGCAGACCAAACGCCAGTGCAATAGATTCTTCATCGTCCATCGCATCGACTGCAAACTTTCTGCCACGGTCGTAGTTCGGCTTTTTGGTTTCCCATTCCAACTTGACATCTCCAGCAGCATAGCCCTCTGTGCGGCTGTAATCGCCCAGCCCGTCCATGTCATACTTCGGAATCTTAAATTCTCCGGTGTCCTTTGTCATTGTGACAATATCACTACCGCTGTCCAACACCATGGTCTTAGAGGACTGCTTATAGACCTCATCCAGCATGGTGACGCATTTTTTTGCCAATTCGATTGCATTTGCCATTTATTATATCATCCTTTCATTATTTGTTGTCGGTCGGCAAGCCCATAATCTTTCGCAGACGCTTGTCAAACGCATCGCCTGTGCTTGTAAATCCTGGCGTACTGCCCAGAAATGGCTTCGGCGGTTCTTCTGCTGCAAACGCATCCGGACAGGTCTTTTTTAATTCCTGCACGGTTTCTGTACCGCCTGTCAGGTTGCCCTTGTCGTCAAACTGCAGCTGCTTACTGATAATCTGGTTGGTTAGGTATTCCGCATAGACATCATTTTTCATACCTTGCTTTCGCACAAACGCTGCTACATTGTCCCGATATTCCTTTGCTTTGCGGTCAGCCTCTGCCTGTTCATACTTCTGTTGCCACTCTGCAGCGGACTGCTTAATGCCGTCAATATCCATCTTTTCAAAGGACGACAGCTTTTCCGCTGTTTCTTTCAGACTGGTTCTTGCTGCGTCCAACTGTTCCTGCAGGGCGGTGTATTCCGCTGCGGAATAGGTCTTTTCCGGCTGTTCTGCCTCCTGCTGTTTGATTTCTTCTGCCATTTTCGCAACTCCTTTCTGTTTTGGGTATCAAAAAAGCACCGATTTCCCGATGCTGATTTGTTGATAAAAAGAACGCCGTACCCACAGGCTTGTTTGTTCTTGGTTTCCGTCCCTCCGCCAGTTTTTGCCCATGGTCGGGGCGGTGATTACTCTACAATGTGCCAGTCATCTGCCAGCATATCGGTCTGACTTGCAAGCCAACCAATACAATACTTATTATCTGCCGTTTTCATAACAACAGTATCAGTAAACGGATAGCTTCCATCCCCGATTTCTTCCGTTAAAAGCTTTCCATCTGCGAGGTAAAGATACATTCCTTTTCCGTTCCACCCTTTTCTTGCAACTTTCTTTCCAGCTTTCATCTCTTCTAAAGCCTCGCCAAACGTCAAACTATTTTTTGTTCCTTCCATTGTAATTCCTCCTCAAAGCATGTAAAAGCACCTCACTGAGACGCTTTTACACTCTTTTTGCTCTCTTTTTGCACTCTTTTTGCTGCATGTACCGCCTTTTGTGCCTCGCTCCGGCCAAATCCCAGCACTTGCTCTCTAAACCTGTCACGGTCTTGTCCGGTCTGATTGCAAAATGCTTGCAAATCTTTTTCGGCTGCTTTCAGCTTTGCGGCGGTTGCCTGATAATCTGCCGTGGCAGCTTCTTTCAGTTCTGGATTGTCTGTCAGTTTTGCAGCTTGCTGCATGCTCATTGTCTGCCGTTTCAGTTCCCGAATCTTTCGCTCTCCAGCGCGCTGCATCTGGCTGATTTCGTATTCAGTGTATTTCTCACCGTTCCATGCAATCCGCTTTTCGTCCAGCTGTTCCAATTCTTTTTTGGTATAGTTTGGCGTAGATAGCCCCGAAAAATACGGAAACCAATCGTGACGGCAATTCCATCCGCGGAAACCATCGCCGTCACCATAGCCAATACCACGCAGCGACCAGACTTTCAAGCCGTCTATGATCTTTCCAACGTCTTTCCCGGTCAGGCTGACCAGCTGCCCTTGCCACTTTGCATGCTCTGGTCTTGCACCGCTGTGGGCTGTAATCTCCATCAAATAGCAGCCATTGTCCTCTGCGTTGGTCTTGCTGACCTCTGCAGCTGTCTGCCCGACACCCGTCAACGCTGCACGGCGGATAGCAACGTCCAACTTGTCAACGTGTCCGGATGGATATGTGACTGACAAGCCGCCCTTTGCAGCTTGTTTTATCGTGTTACGGATTGCCTCTTGATAGCTAAACGCTCCGCTTGTAATTTGCATATATGCGTCATTACAAGCCTGATAAAACGTACGCTGCGTGGTCAATGCCGTTGTCTTTGTTAGGTTGTCCATCACGCCCATGGTCTTTTTAAAACCAGCCTCCAACACCTGCCGCAGGCTGTCAGACTGCCGGATGTCAACCGTTGCAATTCCGGCTTGTCTGTAAGCCTGATCGTCAATCTCTACGGCTGTCGCTCCTGCATCCTCAAATAACGCCCGAACCTGTGCCGTGCATGCGTCTGTGCGTTGTGCAATCAGCTGCAAGATGTCCTCGTACAGTAAGCCCGCCTCTTGTAACATCTCTGCTTGATGTTTGGTTGCCTCGGATACAAAGCCCATTCGCAGGATGCGTTTCACCATCGCTGACAAAATCGCGTCTTCCAAGCGTGCGTATACTGCAAGTACAGCGTCCGTGCATGTCTCATAGTAAATTGGCGGCAGCATCAGCGGTCACCTACGCCAAACAGGCTGTAATCCTCAGGGCTGCCAGCCTCCGGAATCATCTTTTTTGCTTCTTCTTCCGAGCAGCCGTAATAGCTGCTCAGAAAAATTTCCGGTTTTAAGATGCCCGCTTGTACAAACTGCAACTCTCGCTGCGTCTTTGCATTTACGTCCTCCAGCACACTGTCACCCCAATCAAAAGCAATCTCAAACTCTGTTGACGGGATAACACCATGATAAAACGCCAGTGTTGCAGCTGCTGTAATTGCTCGCCGCAGAGCGTTTTCCGTCTGTTTTTGCAGGGCAGACACAAATACATAGCTGCGTTGCTTGGACGACTCAATCTCGGTTGCTGTTTTTGCGACCTCTGCAGGCTCTGACAGCGTGCCATAGGCAAGTTGACAAGAAAATTCAATTCGCTGCAAAATCTTATTTAAGCCGTTAAAAAATGATGCATCCCGAATCTCCGGCGAATACGGCATGATTTTGTCAGAATCATCATCCCCGATGGACAGCATCTTTTTGTATAACCGCTTATCATGTGCGGAAAGCCGGTCAAATCTGTTGAAAATGTCCTGTGTCGCAAAGACTGCGGTTTCTTTTGATTCGTATTCCCACAAAATTTCCGACCATAATTGATCCGCCTGAACAATCTGCGGCAGTGCATCCGCAAACACGGACACGCCCAAAGCAGAGGTCGGGTCTTTGCTGTTGGGCTTTGGCACACGGAAAAAACCGAACAGCGGCGTTTCTGACTGCACGTTGACTAGCGGCTCTAATCCAGCCCACGGTGTTTCTGATAACTCGCAGGGGCTGCCCAACGCGTCTGCATCGTATGCATGATACGTGTAATTTTGAATGATGCACTGCTTTTTGTCGCTGTCATAGCCGTGACACTCTAGCCTTGTGTACCAGTCCGCACCGCTCCGAAACGTATCCGCAAACACGGCGGATTGCATAGACTGATCAGATGTAAATGCAATCGGAAACACACGCTGCACTGGCACCCACTCCAACGATACACCGCCGTTTGCAAAATATGGCTTTATTACCATGCCACCGCTGGCAAGCCCTGCTGAAAAGCCGGTTTGCAATGCTGACAGGTGGTTGTCTATCATGGCTTGCAAATAGCCCGCCGTCTTGCTGTTGCCGGTAATCTCTATTTTTGACTCTGCAAAAATCAACCGTGCAAACTCGGTGCAGATTGCTGCTGCAAGATGTAAGCCGTCTTTTTGCTCACGGTTTTCAGAATTGCCGGAAAACAGCGTTTCCCACTGCTCAATGTATCCCCTCATTAGTGGGGATATTGCTGTTTTGATATTAAGTGCGGCCTCAATATCTGCGTAACTAATCATAAAATCACCCCCAATCATCTGTTCGCCATCCAAAATGTCGCAGAATGGTATAGCAAAAATACCGGATGTCGTCCATCGCATGGTCGTTTTCTTTAATGACGGTATCTTGCTGCTTTTTATCGTCCCACCGATACAAGCCAAACTCCCGGATAGCGTCCGTGCAAGTATCTGCAATCAGAATCCGCTTTTGTTTTAACAAGGTCATCGTGTACCGGATACCATCAATTACGCTGTTATTTGCTTTGCGGACGCTGTAGACAGCGTGGTGCTGGATGCAGGCAATCAGACTTGCGGCAGACGGGTCTACTACAATCTGCTGGATGTCGTAGCCCTCTGCAAGCCTTGCAATCTCCTGATAATGCTGCTCGTCATCCTTTTGCTTGTCCTCTTTGCGTGCATCATAATATGACTCTTTTATGCGTACTGCAAAATCATCCTCGACCGCCCACAATCCAATAGATGTAGGGTTAAGCGTACCATAGTCAATGGATAAGTAAAAAACCGCCCTCTCGGACGGCTTGTAATTATGGACAACGCTAACAGCTGGGTCAAAATCCGGATAGACAAGCCCCTCTGCCACTCGCCACAAGCCCAATACATATCGGTCATAAAACGCTCCAGCAGGGTATACAGACGCTGCACGCTGGATTTTTTGTGGTGTCATGATGGGGTTATCCTGCATCGTGAAATGCAGATGTAAAACATCGTTACGCTCACCGCTGTCCGCCTTTAAAATCCATTGCTGATAAAACCAGTGCTGCGGATTGTCTGGATTGCAGTTAAACCACAGTCTTGCATCTCCAACGGACAGTGTACGAGCGATCGCCTGATTGACAAACGATTCCGGCATTAAGGCAACCTCGTCGAAAAGAACACCACTCAGCGTGATGCCTTGCACAAGCTTATAAGACGCCTCATCCTTGCCGCCAAAAACGTGAAATTGGTTTTGCTTGCCGTTGCCTTTGACGGTTAAGATGTGCTTACTGCCGCCGATATATGACACGTTAAAATAGTGCGTGATGTCTGCCATCTGCAACAGCTCCATGATGATGTTACGCTCTGCAGATTGTACCGTGTTGCCGCAGATGCCAAATCTGGCACGGTCAAATGTTGCCATTGCCCACAGGATAAACGCACATGCCATGGATGCCGTCTTGCCAGACCGCACAGAGCCGTCACAAATTAAGGCGTACACATCCGGCTTGTATGCCCATCGAAAGACTGTTTTTTGCTTTTTGGATAGCTTTGTAAACGTCACTCTGCATCATCCTCCTGCAACGCCTGCAAGAGTTGTGGCAGTTCTGCAACGCTTTTTTGTCCGTTCTGCTGGGCAAACTGTTTTTTCTTGAGGGCAAGTTCTTCTCGCTGTACGGTTTCACCAATGAGGTCTTGCAACTTGTCAATTGCTTTCACATTGCCTTTTTCAGCCTCTTCGTAAAGGGCTTGAATCATCCGCATAGCAGCGTCATCGTTTTCCTTAAAAAATGCCTTCGCGGCTTGTTTCAAGCTTCTATACGCCCGTCTGGACGCTCCTGACGCAATGCCGCCTTTCCTTGCAATTTCTCTTTGTTCTTCCTCTGTACGTTCATTCATCGGAATTAAGTTCTTCTCATTCGCCATTTCCTCCACTCCGTTACTGTAAATAAAAAAATCCGGCAGGGAACGCCTACCGGATTTCATTTTTCTATGCTACTATTATAGCACAACAAAAAGGGCATTAAAAGGCTTTTTTGGGCTTTTTTGGACTTATTTTTTATCTTCCAGCATTTTTAACGCCTCACGGTGCAGGCGTTTGGATTTTGTTTCTGAAATAAATAGTTTGTCGTTGACATCCTCCCACCGCATGCCGTCAATATACCGTAGTCGCATCAGCACTGCGTGATCAGACGGTAAAAACAAAATTGCACGCTCTACACGGATAATACTGGTTTGCAACTCTGCTTTTTTTGCCTCGTAAAGGGCTGACAGCTCCTCCAACCGTTCTATGTAGGTCTGCACGGCTGGTATCGGTTCGCCGTGGTGCTTAGGCTCATCGCCGTAACAGATTGCTTTGGTGCTACGTGCATCCGCTCGCAGCTTGTCAATCCGGTCATCAATCTGCATCAATTCTTTTTGTTTCGAGCGGCACTGCATAAGTTCTTCCTTCGTCATGCTTTCAACAATCCTTTCTACAAAATGTTGATAAATTGCATTCTAATTATACCATATCTTGTGGTTTTGTGCAAATGCTGACCCTGTACGCCCTGCGTTTATTTATACAATATTGCCGCAAATCTAACACTTGTAACGTCAAAAAGCTGTAGTAAGGACTGAGTAAGTCGTCCTCTATCGTTTCAATGCGGTGCAGAGATTCCGGTGTGCCGTCATCCCCCTGCAACGCGTGCTCATACTCTACCATCGTTGACCGCACGATGTATGCAGCGAGATTTACATAGCAGTCGTTGACGTTGCTGTGCCGGACGCTTGGCGTTAGCTGCTTGCGTGCTGCTCCTGTCTTGTCCTGTAGATTGGATTTATGTGCTTTGTAGTACTCAGACCGCACAACCTTTTTGCACGCTTTGCAGTAGCTATCACGCTTTTTGGTGGTGCGTCCGGTATGCTTGTTTACATAAGTCACAAGCCCATTGTCTGGAAGTGGTTGTCCGCATCGCTTGCATACCTTGCTCATCGCTCTTGCTCCATCCGCTTTTTTTGACGGTCAAGTTTAAATGTGACCATTTTGTCAAACTCATACGTGGGCAACAATTTTCGCAGCTGCATCACCATGATGTAGCAATCCGCTGCCTCCTCGATAACGTGAGATTTCAACTCTTCTGCTTGCTCCGGTGTGGATGCAAGCAGGAACTTTGCAATGGCTGTTTGCAGCTCTCCGGTCTCCTCCATCGTTTTGACAAGCTGATTCTGCAACCCGTAATGGATTGCAATCTCGTTGATTGTAAATTGACTACTCATTTTAACCGCTCCTTTACTTGTAATTGGATTTTTGTAAAATCAATCTGGTAATCCTGTTTAAAATGCTGCATCTGTTCCAGTGCATCGGGCAATTTCCCGAAAATTGGTGGTATCTCTGCAATGGACTGCACGTTGTCAAACAGCCGCTGCAGCCGTTTCTCTTTCCAGCCATAGTGCCACTCCAACGCAACGAATACCATCGCCATGCCCTGATAGATAGCCATTTTGTGACTATACTCGACCTCGTGCTTGTTGTACAGGTTTTTCCGCTGTAAAGCTGGGTTCTTCATTTGGATTTCCTCATCTCTTTGTTTAGGATTTCCGCCGCTTTTTCGGCGTTTTCGAGGGTGTCGAAATAAGGACCATTAACGCGACAATTGCAATCATACCAACCTTCAGCAGCCCAGTGGCTGCTACTGTAATCATAATAAAGGCAATACGTTGCTTCTCCGCTTCCAAAATCCGGCACATAGTCCGGGCAGAGCATATCATGCAGCTGCTCCAATCGTAACAATAACCGCATTTTCTCTGCAACTTGTTCGGCACGGGCTTCCGTTGGGAAACAGTTGCCGATTCTAAAATTGCGTTTGTCCGTGTCGTCATCTACGTTTTCCCAGCTATTAATTGTAAAATCGATACCAATATAAAAGTAGTCTTCTCCATCCTCCGGCTTCCACGGCTTCGGCTCTTCCTGTTTCTTCTGTGCCTCTGCTTCTTTTCGCAACGCTTCCAGTTTCCCAAAAAATTCCGCTTTCAGGGCTTCCAGTTTCTTTTCGATGTCGTTCATTTTGATTCCTCCAGTTCCGCATTGAGTATGTCGGCTGCTTCCATAGCAGTTACAACGTCTCTAAAATAAACCAATGTGCTTTCTCCACTGCTTCTGTCGAAAAATGCTTGCATTTCCCCATCAGTATGATCAAACGCAACAAGGAATTTTGCTGTACCATCCCAATCCGGCTCATAGTCCGGACAAAGCTGGTCGTGCAGCTGTTCAAGCTGCAACAGTAACCGTATTTTCTTTGCAACTTGCTCAGCACGTTCTCTTGTTGGAAAGTAGTCGCCGGATAAGATACAAGATTCGTCAATATCATCTCCAATATAAATATACCGGACAACATCAACAGCGTTTTCGATTGTGAAGTACGCTTCCCCATATTTCGGCTTCCACTTCTTTTCAATGTCGTTCATTTTGATTCCTCCGTTTCACTTCTCCGATTCCATGCAATTCTTATATCATCATACACACAGCGAACTTCTACACCACATTCATTACAAAAAATCTCTGGCACAGGCTTTAAGTATGTTACCGCCTGCTTTACATTTTTGCTACCGCAGAAAGGGCATGGCTTCAATTTTGATTTGGCTTTCATAGGTTTTCTTCCTTTCTCTTTCATTCAGTTTCTTTCGCTTCTATCGCTGTTCATCCGGCAGCACCTCATTCCAGCAGGCGTGACAGCCATCGTGACAGTCAAAATCTACGCCATACATATCTGCCACACACACAGTTGGTTCATCAATAGGGTCTTTGCGTGCATTCGGGAACTTTTCAAAAAAGTCCATAGCATATGTCTTTGCAGGGTGTTTTGCAACCAACTTGCCCACGATTTCGTCTGCATCGTCCGATAGTTCATTTGGAGTGCAAGACATGCTTCCACAAAATGGACAACCGTCACCACAATGTTTATATGTCTTGCACATTCTCTTCAAATCCTTAATACTCGCCATTTTTCGGCACTCTTTTTTTCCCTTGCATCCGCTTCAGCTCTCTGTCCAGCTTGTTGTCTATCATCTTCCCCATATACTCCTCGCCGAGATAGCAGCACATCTGCTCTGCCATAATCAGCATGTCCGCCGTTTCTTCCAACAGGTCATCAAAACGCTTCTGATCCTGTGGAAACCGCTTCAGCTTCTGTGCCGCAAGGATAAACTCAGACGCTTCTTCGATAGTTTGTTCCAACTGCTCTTCGAGACTGTGTCCTGCTATAATTTCGTGCAGCTTTTGCTGCTGTTCCATGTTCATGTCGTTTCCTCCTTCACCAATCTAACCGCCTCGTCCGCACTCCTACAAACACCGGCGACTGCACCGGCGTTCCGCATCTGCTCCAGAAAATGTGTTTGCTCCTTGGTTGGTTTTCCTTTTGGCGTCTTTACCTCGATAAATACAGCTCGCTGTGATTAAAACGTAACGGTGACATTTAAAACCGCCGCAGCCAACCAATAAACCGCCCGTCTGTGGTCTTTATGCCACAAACAAACCGCTGCTGCACCAACATCCAGCAGTATCATGGCAATTGGTAGGATTTGCGTGGCGTTGATTTTGCTCATGTTCATGTCTTCCTTCCCGTTTTACCAAGAACAAGCTTATGGCTTCTAAAGCCGTCTTTTACTTTTTCTCTCGCAATCTCCATTGCATGTACGGAGTTACGATAGCACTCATCACACTGCTTTTTACCATTGTCAATATCCTTGCCACAGGTTACACAGTGGTATCCATCGCCAAACATATACTTTGGCAAAATTCCCATTTTCCGGTTCTTTTCTGTGTGCCTTTTTGCGTCCTTTTTTGCGCACATCACGCATGCAACTTTACCAGATGCCGCCGGTTTCTTCCCACAATAGACGCACTTTCCAGCAGCTTTTCGCTCAGCATATTTCTTTTTAGTTCTTTCACAAGCTTTTTTTCTTTCCGCTTGCTTCCGCTCTTCCGACATGTTTGCAATGTATTTGTGGTGTCTTTCATTGCGTTTGTATAAACACTCCCAGCAATATTTTCTGTGCGGAGCCGCACTTTCTCGCCCACACTCCGCACAAATCCCATGCTGGGCATACCAATCTCTCAATTCTTTACTCACCCGGCAACACCTCTTCCAGCACATCTAAGCCACCATATATACGCAACTGCAACGCCTCAATCACAACAAAGTTGATATATGTGCCGATGTCGACAAAATCAACATATGTATCTGGGTCTGTATCTCTCTGACCAGCTGTTTTCTGTACCATTGCTTGCCGGATGATGTCCAGATGCTCTTTTAATATCCTGACATCCTCTTTGGTGCAGGTGTTTTTTGGTTGCAGCTTTAAAAAAGACCACATTGTTTGCAGCTGCCCCTCGTCAAGCTCTTTAAGATTGTGCTTCATTTTCCCGCTCCCCTTCTGTCACCAACCGCGTTGCATCCTCCGCACTCCTGCAAATTCCAGCGATTGCACCGTTTTTTTGCATCATCTCTATAAAATGCAACTGTGCTTTGGATGCTCTGCCTTTTGGCGTTTTTACCTCAATAAAGACTGCTTTGCCGTCCGATTTGCGGACACCAAACAAGTCGGAAAACCCTGCCGGAACACCTGACGTAATCCATCTTCCGTCCAACGTGCGGCCACTGCACACGTTGACACGAAAAATCACGCAATACTCTGACACGGCAGCCCGAATCTGATTTTGGATGTTATGCTCCTGCGTCATGCTTTATCCTCCCAACTGGCAAGCCCATCCGTTTTGCCATATAATACGCCCATCCGGGCTTGTATCCCTTTGCCTTGCCGTATGTTGCAAGGTCTGCAAACGTCTTGCACTGCGACGGCATTGCTGGGATAACGGGCACATCTGTGACTTTTTCCAGTTTGATTTCCGTATGTACTTCTTGCTCCGTTGGCTCCGTTGGCTCTGCTGGCGGTCGCTCTTCTTCCGCCCGGATTGGCTCGCCACAATTTGGGCAGTTTTTGACCAACTTGCCGTTTTTGTCACGTTTGGGAAAGCTATAATAACAGTACGCACAGGTTTCAATTTGAAATTCTTTATCGTCTTTTTTGCGTCCATCCAGCGACCACTCTCTATCTGCATCGGGCATACCAAACCGTTTGACATTGCCGACATGGTCGAGAATCACTGCTCGTTTGTCTGGCTGATACCGCATGCATCGCATTGACTGCTGGATGTAGAGCGTTAGGGATTGTGTCGGACGGAGTAGGATTGCACAGCCGCAATCCGGCACATCGAACCCCTCCGAAATCAAATCCACGTTGCAAAGAATCTGGATTTTGCCGCTCCGAAAGTCCGCAATGATTGCATCTCTCTCTTGTTTTGGAGTTTTTGCATCCAGGTGCTGTGCTGGGATACCAACATCGCAAAACATCTTTGCCATCATCTGTGAGTATCGGATGGATACGCAATAGCAGACGGCTTTTTTCCCTTTTGCATAGGTCTGATAGTGTGCGATGACGTCCCCAAAAATATATTTGTTGGACATCATCATCTGCTCTGCCTCTGCCATGTCGTACTCGCCACGCTTTGTGTGCAAGTCCGCCGTATCCAGTATTTTTGGTGCGTAGTAGTCATACGGTGCAAGACAATTATTTTGAATCAGCCATTTTGCTGTCACTCCGACAATCAAATCATCGTTGACATCACCCAGACCAGACCCATCCAGCCGGATTGGCGTTGCTGTCACGCCCACCCGATACGCTGCCGGAAATGCGTCATATATTTTGCGATAGGTTGCCGCTTTGCTGTGGTGGTTTTCATCGGTGATAATCAGCGTCGGATAGGTGAGCTTTTGCACCCGTCTGGACGCCGTCTGCACCATCATGACGTTGCACAAATCCATCTCCACGCCCCACCACCGGAAGGTGTTGCGGATTTGGTCGCACAACTCTTTTCGATGCACCAAAAACAGCACATTTCCGCCGTTTTCCGTGGTACGTTTCGCAATCTCTGCCACAATCACCGATTTACCACCGCCACACGGCAGCACGATGCACGGGGCTTTGTGTCCGGCTCGCCATGATTGGCTCAATCGGTTGACAAGGTCGGTTTGATAGGGTCGCAGCTCTCCCATTGGTGCCCCTCCTCTCTGATTGCCAGCCCACACAGCTGATTTGCAAGCTGCTTGCAGGTCGGACAGCCATTTTTACTGTAATACGCTCCACTTTTGCGGATGTTGTCCAGTATCTGCCGCTCCTGCATTCCGATTTTTTGAAGCAACTCAAAATCCCGATACTGATGCAAAACCTGCTTTTTTTCCTGTTTTGCTTGCTCTGCAGACAATTTCCGGAACGCATACAAGGTGTATAGCGTCCGCATCGTCAAAAAGTAATAAGTTTCCGGCAGTTGCAACCCCTCTGGCAGCGGCTGCAACTCGTACGCCATCTTATCTAAATCCTCCAGTGTCACGCAATCGCCTCCTTAAAACGGTAGTTTTGTAACCTCTTTTTTAGCCGTATCCAGATTAAACGGGAATTGACAAATACCTTTATCTCCAACCTGATACAATCGCTTGGATTTACGGCTATGTCGCAGCTGGATGCGGTCGTCCTCTTGCAATAAAATACCCGTTGCACGGTTTTTTTTCACCGCAAGCAGCGTCCGTGTAATTTTTTCGCCGTCGTCTTTGGTGGTGGTATCTCTATCCAACATGATAACGGTATCTGACAGGTTGCCGATGTTGCCAGAGCCAGATATCTCGTCAACGTCTAACTCCTTAGATTTGGTTTTTTTGGGGTGGGCAACCAGTAAAATGACAATTTGCAGCTTGCTTGCCAGCAGTTTTAGTTTTTTTACAAATTTGCTCTGCTCTATGTACATGTCCGTCCCCTCGGCAATTGCCGTCATGAGGTTATCCACCAGCACAAACCGCACGTCATACACTCTGACAGCCGCTTCGATTTCTGAAACGATGTCCATGTTGTCTTTCTCTGCCAGTGCAAGATTGTCCATGATAAACAGGCGGTGGCGATACCAGTCCGCAAGCTGTTGCTCCTGCTCCGTGTCGAGGTAAAACCCGGCAGAATCGGTATAAACACGTTCTTTGATTGCCTTTTCGCCGGCAATCTGAAAATCCATCCAGCGTTTGACCTCGTAATCTGCCAACTCGCCAGAATAAACCAGCACGTTCCAGTCCTGCCAGAGGGCAGCGACTGCAAACATACTGGCAAGTGTGCTCTTTCCCGTGCCGCATTTGCCAGTCAGGGCAATCAGCTGTCCCTCGTAAAATCCGCCAATGGTCTGGTCAAGCTTTGGCAGCATGGTTTTAAAGTGCGGCACATCGTTGAGAGCGATTCCCTGCACATTTGCCATGTCCTTGATGGTCGGTGGTTGGAATACCTCTGCTTGCTCAACCGCATGGTGTAACGCTTGCTCTCCATAAGCCTGCAGGATGTCGTTTGCGTCTTTTTCAAGCAGATAATCTCCCGGACGGACGGAACGCACCTTGCATTTTGGAAATAACTCCCGAATCTCTTTTACAAGCGTGATTCCGCCCCGCTCGTGGTCACCAAATACCACGATGGTGTCAAACTGCTCCACAAAGTCCCTGCAGTGCTCAACCCAGGTAAACCCTCTTGCTCCAGTCGGCACGCTGACAGCGTTGGGAATCCCTGCACTTGCAAGGGATAAGCTGTCAATCTGCCCCTCTGTAATCACCAGTGTTTTGTTTTTGGTCGGGTCGCAGTGATCCATCCCGAATAAAATTGGTCTGCATCCACTCTCGCACCACTCTTTGGACTTGTGTTTTGCCTTGTCGTAGTCAATCAGGCGATATTTGACAAACTCCAGTTTATTGTAGCGGTTGCCGCTCGTGTCTGTGACCGGACGGTAAAACGGGAAAATCAGCTGGTTGGGGTCGTCCTTGGTGGTTGTGATGCCGTAAGCCTGCGTAACCTCTTTTTTGATGCCCCGGCGGGATAAGTATTTTTCCGCAGGTGTGCTCGTAATCAACCGCACCTGTGGCAGGCTCTTAAATGCCCCTGTGTCGTCCGCTTGCAGTTGAAAGTCAAAGTCCCTTGCCAGCTCTACAAAATGCCCCTGACGACCGCAGGACGCCCGTGGGCAGCGATAAGCACCAGATTCCATGCTGATGCTGAATGACCATTGGTCATTCCGGCTGGAATGGCAATAAGGGCACTCTTTAAACTGTAATTCTTTGCCGTGTACTCTGGTTTCGATGCCTTGCCGCTCGGCAAAGGCAAGCAGGTCAGATTGTTGTAATTGATACCGCATCGTTCTCACTCCCTCTTATACTAAATCAAAATCGACCTCATCCCACGGCACAACATCGCCCACTTCTTGTTTAGCCGGTGGTGCTGCCCCGTTGGGGGCAGTGCCGTCCGGCGGCTTATTTGTTACTGGTACTGTAACAGTACCAGTAACAGTAGCAGTAGCAGTATCAGTAACAGTTATTTTTGTTATCGTTTGTTTTGACTTGTTATCACTTGTTATAACACCGATAACATTGTTATCATTTGTTATCTCTTGCTTTGGCTTTGTGCCCCATCTGCTTTTCATGCCTTTTTTACCAGCTTCTGAACGCTTTTTCTTGATTACTTCCCACTTCTCGTTGCAGCTATCAATCTGAGATGCAAAGACACTAAACAGCACCTGCACCACCAAGTCTTCAGATTCTAAACGCTCTCCGGCATCTGCATACCGGAGAATCGCCTTGAATAGGACACCACACTGTGCATCGGATAGCATGTCAACCTCTTTTTTGCGGTCGGTGAACAGAACGAATGATTTTTTGGTTGCCATCCGCTTATCACCTCATTAGAACGGAACCTCTCCCGTTGGTAGAATCTCCTCAAAGTCGCTCAGGTCGCCGATGTTTGGAACAGCTGCTGGCTGCTGTTGCTGTGCTGCTGCGGCAAAGATGCCACCGGATGTAAAGCCGTTATTTCCAGTCTGCTTGGGCTTTCTCGGCTCTGGAATCTCAAAATCACCCGTGCGAATCTTTGCAGGGTCGCAGAGAAATGCAGCCTCGGTAAAGTGATTGCCGTTATACTCTGCCTCACGGAACAGCACACCCACGGTACAACCTTTAAAAATGTCTGGGTCATATCCTACCTCAATGTTTGGCTCTGGTTTGCCATTTGCCCGTGCGATGGTGTTGATTTGCCCCTTGTAAATCGCAATATCATGCATGTACTTGTCATTATCACTCGTCATGACCGGAAGGAAGATTTTATAGATGCCCTTCCACTTTTGCCCGTACTGACTGCCGGCGTCGTCCAAATACCGCCGCTGGAAGTGTCCGGCATACTCGCCCTCAGACACGTCAATTTGCAGCTTGATGTATAAGCTGCCGCCGCTGGTCTTGTCCACCTTAACATTAAGGATTTTGCAGACGTAACCGCCCGCCGGAAGCTTGCCGAACTTGTTGCCAAACGTGGTTTCCTGCACACCACTTGCACCCTGAATACCTGCTAACATTGCCATAATAAATACCTCCATAATATTTTATTTGATTTAGTTATGATACATACAGCCGATTTACTCCAGCTGATAGTACTCTCGGATAGCCTTGTCCACGGCTTTTAGGTCGTTGTCAATCTCCTCCGGGAACAGCTCCATAGGAGATTTTGCCGTGCTGTTGCCGTTGCTCTGCGTCTGAAAGTAGTGCCGCCCTGCCGCATCTGCCTGGCACAGCAGAACAATGGAAAATAGGCCCTCAACCGTCAACTTTTCATCCAGCATTTTTCCAATGGTTTTCGCTTTCAGCCGCCGATTTCCGGCGGCATCATACGAGGTTTCGGTGTGGTGCAAAAAGTACACAATGCAGTTGTCAGGCGTTTTGAACTGGATAAACCGGATAAGGCTGTAAAAATTTAATGCCATGTTGGTAAACTTTTCATAGCCCTTCTCGCTTGCATGGTTAAAAAACTCAAATGCAAGCAAGTACTGACTGTCGTCAATCGCGTACTTTGTCTTGTTGTGCTGTGCCAGTGTCCGGACAATCAGCGGATAATCTGCCGCATTGGCACACGGCAGCTTTTTGCGAAACGGGAGCGGCTTGCTTGCAACATTAAAAATACCAATCTCGCCCGGCTCAAAGTTTCGGAGGCTGGTAGACTTGCCGCTGCCGGATTCTCCAATGATTAAAACAGGGATACCCATATCATCACCTCCTTTATCGGATTTGCAAGGATTGCGTCTGCACCAGCTGGCATCCATCCAGCTGACCGCCGTCCTGCAAATATGCCTTGATTTTGGTCTTTTGCAGCTCTGGCAGCTTGTACCGCAACAGGTCGTCATGGTCAGACGCTTGCAGCTGCTTTACAAGTGCTGCCTCGTCCGCAATCTGCAGTGACTGCGGATTGTTGCGGATGGAGATGCAAGCACGCACACCATCGACTTTTTTCAGTCGCATTTGCGTCATGCTGTTCTGCAAATAGTCTTTCAGGTGTGCAGCCCGATGTTCACACGCTTTCCGGCGGTCAGACAATCGCCGCTCTTCTGTGTGCATTGCATCTGCTCTTGCAAGTAAGTCCTTGATGTACAAGGCAACATTCTCGGCCTTGTCGTTAAACTCTGTTTCCAGAGCGTCCAGCGTGTCAAACCACGCTGCTTCTGCGTCTTCTGCGGACGCTCCTGCAGCTTCTGCCTGCTCCGTCAGGTCGTCCAGCTGGTCAAACAGTACGGCAAAATCGCCGGAAATCTCGTATAATTTACTCATTGACAAACACTCCTTTTTTGTGTTATATTATATAATGGTTATGTTTTTATCCCCTCGTCACTGGTTGCCGCCAGTGCGAGGGTCTTTTTTTGCCCGCTCTTGCATCAGTTCTACGGTTAAGATGTTAATCTTTTGCTTTAGCAATCCGCTCTCCCGGTTCGCCAACCGTCGCAACGTCCGGCACGCTTTCGCCGTTTCGGTTAGTTCGTGTACCTCTGTTGTTTCCTTGATAGCGTTTTCCATTTTGCGTTTTTGGCGGCTTCTCTTGTTTGCTTGCTTCTTTTGCTCCGCTGCACATTCCTGGCAGTATTTGACTGCGTTAAACCGTCCCTGCGTATCATAGCTGGTGTCAGCAATCTCAATACCGCAGAATAGACAATGCTTGACCATTTTTTCTCACCCCCTCCCCAAACGGGAGGAAAAGCCGGCTTTTCCGACTGCTTTTCCTACCGCTTTTCCTCACTGCTTCCGAAAAAGTCAGGTTTCTGGCGGTGGGGAAGTGCTGCTGCATCGCTCTGCACAAACGTCCAGTAGTCGATGTGCAAAGTCATTGACAATCTCCGGCGGAATGTCGGTCAGTGTGGTATGTACTCGTTTTCCGCCGTTGTCAAAATGAGTAATCTCGATAGGCATACCCTCACCCGTCTTGATTGCAACAACGCTGTCATTGATTAGCTGATTGCACTGCTCGTACTGCTTGAGATTGCTCTCCATGCGGTCAGTCTGTTCCCGTGCTGCCTGATAATCAAACCCGACCGGAACGGGTTTCAATGCTCTGCCGGAATCCGCCGCTTGCTTGTCCAGTAGGTGATTGTGCCGTTGCCATGCAACCCAGCAGATAACAGCAGCAATGCCACCTAAAATCATCGTTTGCATGATTGCTCCTCCTCTGGCTCAGAGTCGTCCACCTTGTCTACAATGCTTTTAAGAATGATGCCAGCTGCATAAAAGGCACTCTTTTTATCCTCTCGATTGAGCCCGCTTATGATTTTGACAAATGCACAAATGGTCATTGCAGCGGCATCAATTTCTTTAAAATCTCTCACCTCAATGCTGGCTGTATCACCCTTCGGGTTTGTCTTGATAACGATTTTTCCCATCTTTCTGATTTTCCTTTCTGTTTTTGTTTCGGCAGACCGGGCATGTATACCATCCGGAAAACTGCCAGGATACGTTCCAATCCAGCCCGCATTGCTCGCAGATGGCGTATTTGTACCCGTCTTTGATGTAAATACTGCCTTTTGCATATGCCCTTGTGTCTGTGCAAAGGGCACGCTTTTGGGTCGTGCCCATCTGCCGTTATCCCTCCTCTTTCTGGGTTGCTGCGATGTCCTGCGTCTGCTGTAGGCTCTTGAGTAAAACAAAAGCCAGATTTAAGACGGTTTCAAAAATCACTTTGTCACTCGGACTGAGATTCCGGTATACCTGCGTAATCTGCTGCTGTTCCGTTGCTCTGTTTGCGTTGCTCATAAAATCACCTCCTTTCCGGCTTTCGCCATTGCAATTTACCCTTACGGGCTGGGATGCCGCTGATACGCTCAACGACTCAGAAGCGTGTTGCAATCGCCATCTGCAACAGGAAGCACGATTTATCTAGTCGTGGAAACATGCAAGCCACTATTGCAAGGTTTTAAAGTCAGCCGATACCGTTGTTTTATATCCACGGTCTACGGATTACTGACAGGCTTGGGTCGGGATACGCTCCCGATGGGCGTTGATGAATGCTGCGGAATTGCACCGCACAGCAAGACAGCGGAAACGAAATAGACAATGCTCCCTGTCGGAGACAGCTGTCACGGAGTTGCACCGTGCATTGTCCAGAGGTTTCATATCTCAGCTGGACAACTAAGACGCACCCCATTATGCGGTGATTCGCTCACCGCAAAGCGTAGTATAAAGGCAAAGTTAGGAGGTAATTGCCTACGATGCTGCCACATCGTTATTTAAGCAACTTTTTGATGTCTTCCATTCGCTGCTGTGCATCTTTCAGCGATGCAAACGTTTCTGCAAATTCTTTCTTTATCGTAAGAAAACAGCCGTCAGGAATCTGACAATTTCCTTTTGGGCACTCTGTGTTTTTCTGTGGGTCGCACAGATACAGGGTGTCCTTTTTTTCATCGTTTTTCATTATTTCACCACCTTATTTAATTTCAGTCAAGCGTTTCGGTTTTCCGCTGGCTCGTGGCTTTCGGTTTTCCGCTGCCTGTCCTCGGCTGATTTTTAGCTTACGCATTTTGTGCTTGCTATGGTTATATTATAAGCTCATTTTGTGCTTTTGTCAATAGAAAACAAACGCTTTCTACGATTTGCACAAAAAGTGCTTATATCAATTATGCAAAACGCACAATTTGCGATTTTTTTGCTTATTGCCTATTGACATATAGACGCATTTTGTGTATAATATAGATTGTGGGAAGGAGGTGACCATAAAATGCTTAAAGATACAATGAAGTTTTTAAGAGAATCAAAAAAGCTTACAAAAAAACAAGTAGCGGATGCAATCGGGGTCACGGAACGTGCCTATATCACATATGAGTATGGGCAACGAGACGTAAGCACAGATACGTTGCAAAAACTCGCTGACTTTTACGGCGTAACAACGGACTACTTACTCGGCAGAGAACCAGCACCTGACCCGTTTGCAGAACGGAATCTCAACAAGGAATCAGAAGATGATGTCATTGACAAGTACATGAGCCTGCCGCCGAACATCCGTGCTTGTTTGATGGATGTTTTAGTCCAGCTTGGTGATGCAGCAAAGCGGCGACAAAACGAACAGCCGGACGGCACGCAGGGCAGTAAATTGTCCGTATCGACCGCCCTCGGAACAATTGAGGACGAAATAGAAAAGATGGCTATGTCAAAAGGCGGAGCATAATGCTTACAAAAGCCTTAAAAAAATGAGTGTGTCCGGACAGCACTAAAAAATCACCGAAACAAAAACCACCTGCAGAAGCGTGTCACTCCACAGGTGGTTTTTTGTAACTATTTTTATCTATTTTATGCAAATCTATAGCTGCTATTTTGTCAGCTTATCCAAATATAGTTACATATCGGTTACAAAATCAGTTATAACTTGCTCTTGCATCCGATACTTGCTATAATAAAGTAAAAGAGGGTAAAACAATTTTACCTAACAAACAGGAGTGATTGAAATGAAAACTTGCCCAAATTGCGGCGAAATGAATGGAGAAGCGAACGACAAGTGCTATAAGTGTGGTGCGGATTTGTCACAGATTTCCGGTGAAAAGCGATATTGCGAGTATTGCAAAGAGATTTACTCACCACGGACAAAAGAGTGCCCTAACTGTGGTATGCCTACAATTGTGTACAACCCTGCTACAATGTCGCAGATACATAACACCGGCAATGTTGATATGTGGATGTATGTCATTGCGTTTTTAATCCCGATTGTGGGGCTTGTCCTCGGATGCATCCAAGTCGGCAAAAACGACAAATCTGGAGGTAAAAAGCTGATTATCACCTCCATTGTGTCGTTTATACTGTATGTAATTGTCGTGTCTGCAATCTCCAGCAGCCGCAAAAAGCAAGCTGCTGATGAGTTGTCAAGCCTGTATGATAGTTATAGCTACAGTTATAACATTGATGACTAAAAAAAGACCGCCTGCCAGAGGCAGACGGTGAAAGAAAAAAGAACGAAGGGAATTGAATTATTTACAACAATAATATTATACCACAAACAGACTGCTTTTGTCAATAAAAATAGTCAAAAAACCGCCCCTCGGAGATAAAAATCTCTGAGAGGCGGTTTTTATATTACGTTGTATGCTGCAGGCTGGTACGTATCGTTTTCAAGCATTTTCAGAAAATAAACAAATCTGTTTTTTATAGGCTTGTTTTCCGCTGCAACATTAAGAACGGCGTATTTTTCACGGAGATAAAACTGCTTACCATACAACTCGCTTTTTGTTGCCCGGTCGCACGGGATGTTTATCCGGACAAGCACACGGGCGATTTGCTCCATCTCAGCTTTGTTAAACTCATAATTGCACCCCTCAGCAAGCGTAGCAAGCCTCTCTGAGCCATAAGTGATTGTCCAATCAAATTCATCACGCTCTTCAAAAAGCGGCTCTACGGGGCTGTCAGTGGCGTTCTGGGGCGTTTTGAGTATAAACTGTATGCTTGTTACTTTGCGACCACGTCGCAGGGCTACATAATCAAAATCAATGTCGGTTTTTTGGGATAACTCTTTTTGACATTTTTTAAGCACCATTGTACTAAAACGCTTGTACTCGCTATACGTGTCCGCTGTGCAGCAAAGCATTTTTTTAAGGTCGTCAAGTGGTATTGTCCACGACCCCCGAAAGCGGTTGCTCTCCAGATACAAATACAAAATATAACTGTATCTTGATGTCAAATTGACTACATTTTTTAGACGGTATCTCAAATAGCCGATACTCTCAATGTTAAAAATGTATTGCATCGCCTCTGGCGAGCATGCAAGTTTGATTGTCCAAAGCCCATCGTCCCCCTGCGTACACTCAGCACACGAAAAAAGGGCTATTTTAGTAAATTTGTTTGGTTTGTCAGGGTCTTGGATAGTAACAACCTTAAAAAGATTGTCAATCCGGTCAGATAAATCCTTGTTTTTTATTTGCGTAACGCCCAGCAGCGACTCCAACTCACCCTTATCAAACGTCACACACCGCTCCTCTGGGTTGTGACTATTGATTTTTGACAAGTACGCATCCAGTATTTTAAACTCTGCAAGCGTCATTTTGGTCTCTGATAGCGACTGGAGAGGGTTTGACTTTTGTACTAAAAAATTGCAATTGCCATAAATTTGTGGTAGTGTTGTCCTTTTTGGCATGATTATCACCTCATGCTTATTTTAACATAAAGACGTGGCTTTGTCAATAGCAATACGTCCCTTTATGGAAAAAAGTATGTCCCTTTACGGAAAAGAGTATGTCCCTTCACGGAAAAGGATACGTCCCTTTACGGAAAAGAGTATGTCCCTAAACATCAAACCGCCCCGAAAATCCGGACTTTTTTACACCCCGTAATCAAGTATATAATCAAGTTATAATCAAGTTATAATCAAGATGATTGATTGATTGATGTGCACAAAAAAACAAAAAAATTACAATTTTGCATCCAATGACGCAACATGCTTTAAAATCTGCTGCAATGTGGATTCCTCGCTATCTGGTTCAGGTGTTGGTGTTGGCTCTGGTTCTGGTTCGTTCGGTTGCGTTGTTTTCGTGAAGCCATTTAGTCCAGCAGCTTTAATAATTGCTGGGTAATCGGTATAACAGTAATCCATATCACACTCGCCAATAATACCAGGGATACTTTTTTGCCCAATAATGTCATACTCTGCGTTACCAGCTACGTTATACTGCCAAATGCCGTATGGATTTTGATAGGTACATTTACTTGCGTACTGGGCACACCAGACCGTATAACGGCTTTTAATGCTATCTGACAAGTAATTATCTAAGTAGTACGTGCTGCAATACAGACCGGCAAAATATCCAGCCTGTTCTAACGTGTTCAAAAATGCATCTACTATTGCAGAGCAAGCAGCTTTGCCTAATGCAAATTGTTTTTCAAGTTCCAAATCCATATAAACCGGATACTCAAACGATTTACCTTTAATGGTCTGCAAAAATACCTGAGCCTCACGTTTTGCCTCGTCTGCCGACATCGCATAGCTAAACCAGTACGCACCGCAGGGGATGCCCAGACGCTTACAAGCTGCATAGTTTCGTTCAAATTGCGTGTCTACCTGAGATGTTTCCCTGCCATAGCCTGCCCGTAAAATCGCAAAGTCAACCAGTCCGGATGCTTTTGCAGCGTCCCAGTCAACCTCGTTTTGACAGTATGACACATCAATCCCTTTTAAAACGCTTGTTGTTTCGGTTGTCTTTTTGATGCCAAAATACTTGTAAAAATCCTTTGTAACAGTACCATTGCCTTTGACCTCGTCGCCTAACCAGCGGTATCCTGTCCGCACGTCCAGATGCGTGTACTGGTAAGATGTCGTGATGTTAGCAATGCCGCCAAAACCCAAATCTTGAGCCTTGCAACACACCGTCTTGCTGCTGATGGGCTGCCCGTCCTGCCCGTAACAGCAGACATCTGCAGCAGTGCCTTTGGTATGCTGACCGCTGCTCGTGCCGCCTACAGCCTTATCGTGTTCTGGGCAGCGGTAGCCGCTTGTCACAATGATTTTGCTACAGTTCAGGGCGGTGTAAAGCCGCTCTAACTTGTCTATTAGACCGCTGTCTATTAAAATATCGTGCGATTTACCGCACTGGCACTTAAACTCTTGCACGTTAAAATGTGCTGACAGCTGGGTTTTGTCGTCAAATTGATACGTTGACATGGTTAACACACTCCTTTTTGTTCGATATTGGTTAAGATACACAAAATAAATATATTATTTTTGTGTATCTATACAAATTCAAGAAAATATACGCCAAATTGGCATAAACCTATTGACAAATACGCCGACATGGTGTATAATGTAATCATGGTAAGGATAAAACCGAACCAAACAAAATAAAAAAACGGAGGAAATCAAAATGAACAACATGGAAAGAATCAGCGAGCTGCATGCAAAAATCAGACAGGAACTCACCAACAAGGAAGCTTTGATTGATAGCAGAGAATACTTGGAATTTAAGGATGCTGACACAACAGAGGTTGAAGCAGAACTTGCGGAAACAAGAGCCAACATTAAGGCAATGCGTGAAGAACTCAGAGCCTTGCTGGACGCCGAATCTGCAGAAGAAAAAGAGTTGCAGGCAAAAATTAAACAGAAATTTGAAGCTAAGCAGCCGCTGCTCCGCGAGCAAGCTCGCCTTTGGCTCAACAGCAAGGACACAGCAGAGGTCGACGGCAAAATCGCAGAAATAGAATCAAGCGTCAACGAGATGCATTCTGAATTAAACGCTCTCCGGTGTGCAGAATTTGCAATCGAATGTGCAGAAAAATCAGAAGCCGATGATGAAGAAGAAAAAGATTTAGGCAAGAGAATCAAAAATCTGCAATTGCGGTTAAGAATTGCATACAGCCAGCGAGACCGCTATGTCTTTCACGGCTCAACATCAAAAGCAAAACAAGCTGAAATTGAGGCTGACCTCACAAAAGGGGAAGAAGAAATTGCCATGATTAAAGCAAAGTTAAAATCCCTTGGTGCAGAGCCAGAAGAATGGGATGCACTTGACATTTTTGATATTCCATCGTCGGATTTCGGAGCCGTCGCAGAAGAAGAGGTTAAAATTTACATTGACTTTGATGTATTTGCACAGCAGTACAACGCCGCAAAAAGCTGTGATAATAGCGACAAATTTATTATAAGACCGTGGGAAGACTGGATGAATCCTGCCGCAACACGTGCGTCAGTTGTTGATTTGCTGTCATATATATACAACGTAAGCAAAAACGGATTTAACGAGATTGCTAAAAAATACAAGTCCCTTAGAGAGCTGTCTGACAAGTTTAATATACCGTACAGCACCGTCCAAAAGTGGGGGGCGGGAAAAGCGACACCGCCGGAATACCTGTTGACGATGATGGCATATGTTACAATTATCGGGTAACAGATTTGTGCAAATACACAAAAACCGCCGAAAAGTATTGACAAAGTGCATATAAGCGGTATAATAAAGGCATAGCAAGACAACTTGCTTATGTCCTCCTTGCAAAAGGAGTGTTGGATTTAAATCATTATTTTTAGTATGTGCTATAGGTAAGTAGCCGTTATGTCGCTACAAGCAAATGGCGTGTCGCTCCCCGTTGCAGGGGAGCGTGTCTTTTTAAACCAACAATACAGGAGGGCTAAACATGAGTAAAAAACCAACAAGAGTGTTTTGGATTGTAAGGTATCGGCTATGGGGTGCGGACGGAGAATCATATATGTGGTTTGACCACAAAGAGGACGCAGAAAAATTTGCAGACCGTGACTTTTACGACAAGCCATACCATAAGGTGTACTTAAAAGAAGAGGGTGATTTACAAGCCATTCGACTTAATGCCCTTGGTCTTTTAAATAACCCGTGGGGAGATTAAAAACTAATACTTAAATTGGACGGTTCGCCCAGCAGTAATTTAAACTGCTGGGCGTTTTTTTATTTTGATAATTCTTTTATAATTTCTTTTTCTCGGTCGCTGAGTTCAAAATGTTCTGCACGCTCTCGTTCTGCACGCTCTCGTTCTGCGGCACACTGCTCGGAAATTAAAAATCCACCGCCAAATATCCTCTTTTTTTTTTCTTTTTGGGTATCAAGCTGCGAGACAAAGAAAGATTCTGATTTTGGAACTTTAAACTCAATCCCGTATTTTGAGTAAGCGTTAATCCGTGCAGCTTGTACAATATAAT